AGCCTACTCCAGAGGAGTATGAAGACGAATTCGAAGACCAGCTCATCGACGCGATGACCACTCCGATTAAGGATGAGGACTCTGCGAGCGCCGTTGTTCCGCTTATCATCCGTGGTCCAGCAGAACTTGGCGACAAGATTAAGCAGTTCAAGTTTGAGCGTTCATTTGACCCAGCGCTGTCTCAGCGTTCAGATCGAGTACTAGAGCGCATCATGCAGGGCCTAGACGTCCCTAAAGACGTTGTAACAGGACTTGCCAACGTTAAGTACTCCAATGCTCTACAGATCGATGAAGCCCTCTACAAGGCGCACATCGAGCCTCTGATGCTACTTATTGTTGACGCACTGACAGTTATGTACTTGCGTCCATACCTAATCGCAAACGGATACTCTGCTGAAGAAGTGAAGAACGTTTGCATCTGGTATGACCCGAGCCTTGTTGCTACTCGTAATGACCGTGCTGCTGACGCAGACATGGGATTTGACAAGATGGCCGTCTCATTTGATGCATGGCGTCGCGCTCACGGGTTCTCTGAGGCAGATGCTCCAGACCCTAACGAGCTTGCACTACGGCTAATCATCAGCAAGGGCATGATTGACCCTCAGCTAACCATGGGAATGTTGCAGGCAGTTGCTCCAGAGCTTATGGATGCCGTTCGTAATGCTTCACAGGAAGCAAGTGGAGCAGCGATTCCGCCAGAAGTTGACCAGATACTACAAGAAGCGACTGGTATTGCTGCCCCTGGAGGAGAGTCAACTGAAGTAACTCCACCACCAACCCTAGCCGAACCAAGCGCTCCACTCGCAGAACCAGAGGTATAACATGCACGACAGAAACTCGGCGTTAGCAGCCAAACTTGCAAAGCTGCTATCTGACACCGTTACGGCTAAGTTTATATACCAAGGATATCACTGGAACGTGCTTGGCCCTGACTTTGGCGAGTACCATGAGTTCTTTGGAGAGCTATACGAGGATGCGGAGTCGGCTGTTGATCCTATCGCAGAGAACATCCTAAAGTCTGGATTTCCGGCTCCATACATGCTTTCTGACTTTTTAGAGATGACATCAATCAAGGAAGAAAGATTAGATGGTTCTTCTCCTAAGTTCCTTCTAGACTCTGCTCTTAGGGTTAATGGCGAACTACTGAGCTGTTACCTAGATGCATTTCAGTTAGCCAACGAATGCAATGAGCAAGGAGTTGCAGACTTCTTGGCTCAGAGGATTGACACACTTAAGAAGTGGAACTGGCAGATTAAGGCATATTTAGGGGTTCGCTAAATGTCATACCTAGAGCAAGTCATTAAGGCTTCGGGCGGTTTTGCAGCACCAGCTGAAGTATTAGACGAAAAAAAGATTAGAGCTTCACTAGAAGCTGCAGGCATGCTAGTCCCAGAGGAGCAAGACCTAGCCAGCGCCCTTATCGAAATTGCCGACAAGTACGGAAAGTTTAACGAAGACCAGACGGGCATCTGGGCAGACTATCACGAGCCTGAGGACAACCCTTACGCTGAGATGGGTGTCAAGTGTGGCAACTGTGTCCTATATCGCGGCGGCCAAGAGTGCGCCGTTGTTGCGTTTAAAGTTGACCCAGAGGGTTACTGCCGATTTGCAGTTCTACCTGATGGCACTGTTGACCCGAGCAAGGCACCTGAAGGGTCCAAGCCGTTTGAGCAGCACGAACTCGCACCTATTGTAAGTGACGCTGACTACGGCGACGCATGCCCCCCTGCAACTCAAGACATCGTTCTAAACATCGAGAACCGACAGAATGCAATTGACAATGTTGGCTATGGCCCGCTAAACCCTGCAGAACCAAATGAAGAGTTTTGGCAGGATAAGGCTGACCGCTGGAACATCGAGTCTGTAGAAGCAAAGAAGAGCATCTGCGGAAACTGCGTATTTTTTGACCGCCGCCCAAAGACTCTGGACTGCATCGAGTCTGGAATTGCCGAAGGTGGTTCTGGAGACCAGAGCGCCTGGGATGCCATCGACCAAGCCGAGCTCGGGTACTGCACCGCTCTAGACTTTAAATGTGCTGCATCAAGAACCTGTAACGCATGGGCCGCAGGCGGGCCAGTCACCGAAGACACTGTAACTGCTGCCTCGCAAGGGCCTTGCTGGGATGGTTACGTTCAAATTGGTATGAAAAAGGGCGACGGTGGCAAGATGGTTCCGAACTGCGTACCAGCCAACCAAGCAACTCTTTATGCTACTGCCGGGTCTAAGCCTGCTCCGAAGAAAGATCGCATTTTTGGTTCTAGCAAAAACAAGAAGGGTTCTGCAGCCGGGAACAAGAAGGTAACTTTCTCGAAGCAGATAGAAAAGTCTCTTCAGGAAAAAGCTGACAAGCACAATGAAAAGTATGGCGACACTGCATCCAAGAAGACAAGCCTAAAAACCCTCAAGGCCGTCTATCGTCGTGGTGCTGGTGCTTTTTCCACTTCGCACCGCCCGGACCAGAACCGCAACTCTTGGTCTATGGGACGCGTTAACGCATTCCTCTACTTGCTCCGAACTGGCTCACCGAAGAACTCTAACTACACTACAGACAATGACTTGCTGCCGCCAGCGCACAGAAAGTCTACTAAGTCTTCGGCGTCAATTACTGCAGGTGCTGCTGTTGACTACAACTCTTACGTTGATTCTCAGTTGGATGTCTCCATGCTGTCCAGAGAAGATTACGTATCAAATGAGCACGCTATTTACTCAATGGCAGAATACTCTGGCTTCGGGTACGAGATTATCCCTAGCCTAAAAGCTTCGTGGCTACGTGCCGAGAAGGCTGGAGAAGATCCGTTCGAGCGAGCATTAGAGTTGGCAACTAATCTATATCAAAGCCCCGACTCTGACTTACTTCCAAGAATGGAGAATTAATGTCTCACTTGAATAAGCAAGAGATTATGAATCTGGTTGCCCAGGCTAATGGCCAAACTTCTAGAACTAGAGCAGCGACTATCTCCGATGCAATCGGAGTGGCTTTCAAGGCGATGAATGATGACCTAGACCCTCGCGAAGAAGTTAAGGCCTATTTGTCAGTCGCCACCGGCAAGGTCTGGGACGCAGACTACAAATACAAAAGCTCTCTGCCAAAGAATCACCCCCTCTCTGAGTTTTCGGTTCTCGATCAAACCCCTGCCTTGGAGTGGATTGCAGCTGATCCTGCACTAGAGGATCAAGGGCTAGTTGCTGCCGCCACCTCCAACACATTTGATTCTGTCTACGCAAAAGCAAAGTTGCAAGTTTTGTCAAACCTTGGTAAGATAGACCCAGCTACCTACGAAGGACTTAGGTACATAGAACTAGAGGACATCTAATGGCGTACGATTTTGACCAGTATCTCGCCCTGCGTGAAGTATTTATATATGAGCTAGGCAACCAACACTTTGTTAACACTCGTTCAAACCTTTACGATCCAACTGGGCAAATTAGTAGAATGGCATCTAGGGGAGATGCAAAGTCAAAAATTTTGGAGTTGTTAGAGGCTAATTCTGTTTACAGAAAAAACAAGCAGTTGTTGGAGTCTCCCGATGAGGTAGACACCCCAATTGAGAAAGCTGTTTTGTTGGCATTCAGGGAGTTGGTTGAAGCCGCAGAAGGCCTAGAAGATCCCGCTACTCCAATTGATGTTCGAGAGATGGCAGCTGATGCGCTCGAGTCAACTTACGAAGGCTCTGAAGCGGCTGCTCAGATGATTCGAGACGGTGCTTCTTCACTAGAAGTGTTCAAAGCATTAGATGAAGTGCTCTCATGGTCTGATGCATTACAAGATTATGTAACAAAAGAAGATGTAGAGTACGTCCAGAAGTATCAGGTGAACCGCTGGGCAACTTTTGAAGACTTGATGAACATTATCAAAGATACTGACCTTTACGAATAATACAAGTTTTACTTATAGGGTAAACTTATACCTAGGTTTCACGCTCTGTGCTCTTAAGGATTTAAATGTCGGAAAACAACCTATCTCAGGAAACTTTGCAAGCATTAGTTGCTGGCATAGGTAGTCGACTAAGAAATATCTTTAGGGGCCTAAGAAAAGGTGGCGGCTGGGCTAATTCTGGTGGAAACTCTCCAGAAGCCCGTAGGGCCAGAGTTGCAGCTCAACCGCGTGATAGCAAGGGTCGCTGGATCCCTACTGGTGCAAATCTTAGAGCCAACATTGACATCCCTGCGGCAG